AGTTCTGGAAATTGTTTATTAAAGTCGTCGTATTCAATTTTCTTTTTCACAAGAAAGTCCTCCCGACTCGTCAATCATTGTGCTAGTAACACTAGCGACTTCTGGTTGACTTGTCAAGGAAAGTTTTTCACCGGCTCTTGTAAACATAGCTTTTATCAGCTCTGGCCAATAGGCTTGAATAAACTTTTCAGGCAACAAAGAGGAATTCATAATATCACTCTCGTCATCATAATGAGGGAATGGACTACCTAAAGCACAGTGGCCAACTTCGTGCATTACCAAAGTTTTCATTGACATCGAATCACTATCAATCCAATTATCTAAAATTTCTATCCATCTAGTCCCAACTGAAGAAATGTAGCATTTACCAACAACAAACTTTTCAGGAAAACTTTTAACCATGCGAATTGATGTGATATTTTTAAAATTGTTTTTACATACTTCAGCAGTTTCAAATTTTTCACAATATCCGGCAAATTCCATAACATGCGGAATAAGCGGAGCATCAATTTTAGCAATGTCGATATAAAAGGGTTGCGGAACCGGCTTAGCAACTTCTACTGTTTCTACTGGCGCTGCCGTACCGCAGCCAATCAACAGAACATGGGCCAAAAAAATGGCCCATGATGTGGCCCATGATAACTTCATAATTACTCCACAACATTAAATTTTTTAATCCTTGAACAGGATGCTGTTTCTCTCAAAAGAATAAGTCCAATTTCATTGAGAGCCGTGCATTCGCGTGTAACTAGGTTACAAGTAGCAAACGGGATTGTGTTTTTAAAGTAAGCTATATCATTTCCGCAAATTTGATACATGAGAATAGCATAAAGTATTGTTTTCATGGTTTTATCCTAATAAAAAGACCTAAAACATAATCAGCAATAGAAATAAAAATAACTCCGCCGCCAAAAATAATAGCCAAGTTTAAAATTACATTTAACCATTCCATAACTCACCCCCATGAATAACTTATCGGCAAGAACTTTAAAAAACTTATTCTTCTGGGGCGTCTTCATTCCAATCTTCGACATCTTTAAAATGCTGAGCCAAAGCTTCTTCAACTAATCCAGTAACATCATAATCGTCGTCTTCGGACGGTCCCTCGATTCCTGTTTTTTGAACATAAGAGCCGTTCAATACGTCTTGTACTGTTCTAGCAGTCTCATAATCATAAACATTTACAACCAACATTTTTCCAAACATTTTTATAGACTTGTATTTAATTCCATTTTCTATAAAAAAATTGGCTGCCTTTTGTATAACCCTAGAGTTTGCCATAAATTACTCATTTCTCACGTCATGAATAACACAAGCGGCTAGATGTACGCCGACTATCACCGCAACTGTGACTGCAAAAGCTAAAAAAACCGAACTCATAACTCACCTCCATTAGGGGCAATTAACTTTTTGTGTAATGCTTTCAAGAACTTCAAACTTACCAACGGTTGAAGACAATTCACTGTCCCACTTTCCGTTGTCAAATAACCACCTATAATAATAACGACGAGCAGACAAGTCAATTTTTTCAACTCTAACTCTATGGCGAGTTGGCTTGCTTCCGGTAGTTGGGTCAACCAACATAAGACAATCACCGACTTTGTAGCGCGGTGGCGCTTCTTTTTTTGTTTCTTGCGGCGCTGGCTGAGGAGCGGGTTGCGAAGGTTGTGTTGTTGCACAACCAACTATTATCAAAGCCAATATTAATTTAATTAACATTGTGGTTTATCGCCTTTCAGCATTGCTTCAATAAATTTGGCTAGGTGAACATTAGTTTCTTCTTTTGACAGCTTGCTGCCAATAACAAACATAACAAGAGTCTCAAGGGTTTTTTGAGCCTGTTCCATAGACAAACCGTCATTAACCAACAAAGTCCTGACTCTGTCATAAGCTTTTTGTGCTTCAAGCCATTGAGATTCTGTCATTGTAAATTTAACCTTTCTGCAAATTCTACAAAGTTAATTGTATTTTCCGTTGCAAACACGGTACAATTCAGCATTTCTTTATATATTTCAGTTTTATTGTTACTATTAACCAAGGCAGGAGTCAATCCCAATCCTCTTTTGTTTGTGCTATCTTCTGTCCAGCAGCTATTAACTGACTCATCAGTAATTCCTGCTTCCAATCTGACTTGAGTACACATGTCTCCGTAGACTGTTTGGCAATCTTTTACAAACTCATTTGCATAATCCTCGACTCTTTTCTCTTGTGGAGTTTGTGTTCCACAACCAACCAACATCAATCCAATCAAAATTTTCTTCATAACTCACCCCCATGAATAACTTATCGTCACAGAATCAAATAACTTTAATTAAATACTCTTCCGCACTCAGCTCGCTGAATTAACAAAGGGTTATGTCCTCGTTCAATTAATGTCTGCTTAAGTTTTCTTAAAGCCAAGCACTTATTTGAGCTATAGCCAGCTAGTGTTGTTGAATCTATTGTAATAAGACACAAATGCGGGTCATAAAGAGTCGCACAAACATCTTGCGGCTCTGGAGTAGGGGCGGGACGACTAACACAACCAACCAATAAAACAAAAAATAACAAATACTTAAAAATAACTCACCTCATTTTTTATTTTGACTCTTCCTCTAGTGCCTTCAGCGCCTCTATTCTCTTTTCGGAAGTTTCTAATAATTCTACAGTCTGGGCATCCGTTACTTGCGTCTGGGTCTGAGCCTGCCCATTCGTTAAGGTCAAGGTTTGATTGCTAACATTAACCAAAGGCTGTTTGGCCCCAAGCCTCATAAAAGCATCAATTTTATGAACTTCCCCAACAACTCCCAAAAACTCTTTCATCTCTTTAATGTTTTTGGGAACAAACGCAGAATCTGCTGCCGACATATCGCCGGCCAAGATTTTTTTAAGGTCATTTTCAATAGCAATCTTAGTCATTGTAAAGATAGTGTCGATAGCTTCTTTGCCAAACACTTCCAATACAGAGCCGTCGGCCTGTTGATTGGCCATCTGCATTCTCATGCACCAGTTGTATTTCAATAAGCTACAAACAATAGTTTCGACTAAATGACCTGATTGTCTGGCAATTTGAGTTACGGTCCTGCCCATAGCATACACACCAAACAACGCGGCTTCTTGAGAAGGGCTAACAAACAATGTCTTTTGTTGAGAAAACGCCCTTTCGGCAATCCCGCGCTCTTCATCAGTAAGCCATTGATAGTCACGCTCATAGGCTTCCTGAAGTTCTTTCAAGACTTTTTGCTGAGCTAGTTGTTGTTCAGTGACTTTGGCCATAATTCACATCGAATAAGCAGGGTGAATTTCGGGTAGATTAGGCAAAGTACGAACAAATTCAATTTCAATGTTTGTTTTAATCTTACGTGTCAATAATTCTTTAAATTCATCCGTTGATGCTCTAAACTTGCCCACTCTCTTTGGTTTGACGTGCCTTAGCCAAAACCAAGCAAGTCTACCAAAATTTTCCCATTTGTTTTCAAATAAATCTTTATTTATGGGACACAAAAGAATTTTGTATTCGTCGTTTTCTTTTTTAATAGCGACAATAGCATCATCTGCGTCAAACCAAAGAGCGGTTCCAACTCTTAATTCATAAAATTGAGCTTGAGTTAAGTCTACGCCAAATGTTTCTCTTCTGACAATTGAAGCTAAAGTCTTTTGTTTTAACTTAGCACTAAAATCAACAACAGTTCCCATAACTTACCCCCTTAAACCAATTCCCAATCGCCTGAGACTGAGTTGGCAACAAACACATAAGATGCACCATCAGACTGAATAACAAAAGAAGCACCAATCCCGTCGATAGTATCAGAACCAGTCCTGACTACAGTAATCGTATTAACATATGAGTTATTTGATTTATCTTTAATAATCACTGTATGTCCGTCTCCAACTGAACTGATTGCTGGCAGTGTCAGTGTAGCAGCACCAACTGAAGTGTCAACAGAAAGAATATGGTCTGTTGATAAAACAGGATAGTTTCCTGAAACATCGGCTCTCTTGACAGACTGAGCGCCTTCAATGCGAGTTACGCTGCTTGACTGTCCAATCTTAATTGATGTTGCGTTTTCAAACAAACGAGCCGGAGCCGCCGTTGAAGTAACATCAATCTCGGTGTCGTGAATCCATACATCTTCAATCTGAAGTCTTTGTGGAGTGGCTCTGCCTTTTGCTCCTACAACTGTTCCATCAAAGAACACAACGTATGAAGCCGAGCCAATAGTGACTTGCTTGGCCAACATAAAGACTTGGCGGTTATCGTAGTTTCTAAGAGGGGAGTTGGTTGGTTGTCTAATTTCAAAAACATTGGTTGTATTTACATCATCTACGCTGCCAGATGTCAAAACATATGGAGTTGCAGAATAACTGTCTGAAATCTTTACCCAAAGCTCTTGTCCTGAACCCAAAGTAACGCTTCTGTCCATTTGGTATGTAAAGATGGCGGGGTTTTGAGTTGAGTTTGAGTTAATGCGGTTATTTGTCTTTCTCTTATGGAAAGAAAGATAAACAGTGCTGTCAATTGGAGAAAGAAGAGTTGGGTTGAAAGCTAAGACGTTTGAAACATATGCAACATCTGGATTCAAAACAAGAATTGGCTCTGCAGCAAAGTCGTTTTGATTTTCGTCGGTTGCTCCAGTATCAATAACTTCAATCTCTTCGCCTTCAGAAAGGTTGCCATAGTCTCTGAAATAGAAAGTAGAGCCTGTTCTGCGGCCAATCCAATACCAATTTACGTCGTTGGCGGGAACATCGCCTACGCCTCTGACTTGCAAGTCGGCATTAGAGTATCTTGCTCTAAAGTATCTGAATGGCTCTGATGTTTGAGTAGGAATAACTCTGTCTAATTCTACAGCGCGGATAGTGGCATCAGCTACTGTTCCTTCTGTCGTAAAAACAGATGTTCCGTCATAGAGTTTCTCTACTCTGTAATAAGAAAGAATACCATCTGACTCTTTCTTAATATAGTCACCAACGGCAACTCCAATGAATAGACCGTTTCCTTCGACTGATTTAGTTGAGTCTAATCCGCCACCGGGGGAAATTGTTGGCTTCCAATCCACAGGGCTGTTGGTAAGTCTTACCTCTCTCTGTAGTGTCAGATAAAGGGAATCGCCATCGTCGATAGACGGAGAAGTAAAGTTTACGTTGCTGTAAACTCTTCCAGAAGAATATGTTCCACCGAGCTGCCACTTAACAGGGTAGCCATAATTAATTTGCCACTGAACAGTAGAAACGCCTTCGCTGCGCAAAATATTATCAGGAACGCCGGCGGTTGTTTTGCCCCAAAAGACTGTAGCTGAGGGAATAGCAAGGATTGAATGTCCTGCCTGAGAGTCAAGAAATAGGCTCAACAAAGACAGATTGATTGGATATCCAGAAGAACTCGCGGCATCTTGATACCAAGTCGGTGTTCCCTTGATTTCCTTCAATACCGACATTGTTGCATTAAGCCAATCTTTAAATGACTTGATGCCTTTATCGTTGAGTACAGTACCATTAATCGTGTTGGCATAATAAACGGATGCTGGGTCTGTACTAGAAAGTTGAGACGGAATAGAAGATGTCTGTGGCGGCTCTTGCCTAACGGTTGTGTCCCAAGGATAGACATAAGCTGAATCAGGAGCGGTTCCGCCTGTTGCAAGTCTAAAGAACAGTTCACGAGAGTCTACGACTGAAGTAATATCAGAAGGGCCAGTTGTAATCTTAGCAATCTTAATAGAATTAGGAGTAAACCCGCCAAATCTTTGAACAAGTTTTGGAATAACGACTTTTTGAGCGTCTACTGTTTCTGTATATTCAGAACCTGCAGGAGAGTCTGCGGTAATAGCTAATGAGTCCCAAAACCCTTTTGAGACAGGGCCTTCAGTAGATGTTTCGAGTACAAGCTCAAGGAAGATTTCTGAGTTAGACTGTAGGGCAGCGGTTAAATCAAGGTCTGCCGTCAAACCTTTATAGAATGGAGCTACTGGATTGTTTGGACAAAAAACTAAAGAATCTGCTACCTTAACGCTAATTGTTAAGCCCGACCAACCTGTAACTTCTAGACCCTTAACAACAAAAGACGTGTCTCCTGTTAAAGACATCAGGAAGTTGCGAATATCGTTGATGGTATAAGAATCAGTCGCAAGCAAATCAGGCAGGTCAACGCGCTGACCACCTAACCAGTTAACTCTTGATTGCACTGCCATAGTTTACTCCATTAGACTCAATGCGCTGATTTTACTATTCATAAGGCTTAATACTTTCGTCAGCAAAACGCAGCTCTGGGTACAATACATCCTCTGTAACGAAAACGCCAGCCGAAATTACTGTTTTGATAATTTCAAAGAAAGAATCTCGTGCTTTTGATGTTCCTGTCAAAAATGGTTGGAACATCGTACCGCTAACTGAAGGACTGAACGGAGTGAGCTGTTTAACTTGCCTAACCGTTGCCCCATTCTCATGGGAAAACTTAAATGTATAAGCAGGGTCTATTACAATTTGGTTTCCTGAAAGAGCCAAATATCGAACAGGACCTTCTTCTGTGGCTGTACCATAGTTAAATACAACATAGCCGCCCTCAAAAGAAAACTCCGCTGCTGAATCAACCAAAGCAATAACGCCGCTTTCGCCTTTCAAAATACGAGCGTTTGTGTTTGTGCCGACATTTGAGGGCAAATATTTATAAACCACGCCTTGTGGGTCATAAAGATAAGAACCTAAGAACAAAGGACTTTCTGGTTTAACATAGTCTGCTATTATCATTTCTAGATTATTCAAGAACATTGCTTGGTTATTTGAAGCTGTTTTATCAAAATAACAAGTCGTATTTGAGCCGCCCCAATGAACTTCGGTTGTTTGAATTTTGACGTTAGAGGCTATGACCTGATTAGGAATAACAGACCAGTCATCGACAATATCAAAGTCTACGCTGTTGGTGCCTACACTAGAAACAACATGGACTCGTGTTTTTAGCTGTTGCCACGCATAAGAGTTAAATACGCTGGCCGTTCCATCTTCATACAATTTAAACTTCTTGCCAATAAATCCTAACTTAGACAAGTTAAGGGCTGAGGTAGATGAATACTGCAGTCTGTATCTCTTATTTCCCAAAGCATACAGAATAGCTGTTGACGTTGAAGGAGGTGCGATATTTTTTTGGTTAATCTTAAAAGAAATTTTAGTTGGAGAAATGACTTTGTTAACAGTCCATGTACCGTTAAGGTTAAGGCTGTTAGCAGGGTTGGTTGTAGCCGCATTGATGATAATTTGAGAGTTTTGAATTAGACCATGGCGATAATCAAACTCTAGCTCAACCATATCAGAATCAAAGTCACAGAAAAATGGATTAGTGACTCCGACTAACGTGGGGCTTGTGTATGGCAAAACAGCGTACTCATCAGATGTATCAAGAGTCATGATGCCATTTGTGGTATTAATGCTCAATACTTTGAATTTTTTCTTAGAATAGTCTGCCGTAAACATAGGAGATTCTAATACAAATGTAGTCCCTTGAGGGGGCAACTGTACGCTTGTTGCTACACTAATCTTAAGAGATGAGCGAGTAAAGTCCTGAACAGGATGCTTAATTCCATAAATATGCCATGCGCCTTCAAGAAAGCGTTTGACGATGGGCGGGACGGCTGGCACTGTAATTGCCAGCTCATCATCAGTCATTTCGCTAAGATATGAAAAAGCAGATTGTTCATATACTCTGTGAGGGACGTTTTCTGTAAAAATAACATCTCTTGGAGAAAGCTGAAGCAACTCACCTTGATTATTAATAGGGAGTCTTAAATATTTATTTCTTATTTTAAAGTAATCATAACCCATCTCTATAATTTCATAAGTTCCGTTCAATACGGAATAATTACCTTGAACAAGGTTTACAGCAACTGTAACTAGGTTACCGTTGTTGTCGATAATGTCGTCTCCAAAAATATCCTGAATAGGGATATTAACGGTGCCACTTGCTCCTACATCAAACTGATTTCTGATTGTGACAATATCTCCGACTTTTGTCAAAAAGACGGATGGTAGTGGGCCGCTTTGATACGTAAAAGTAATGATGTCTGAGTAATCAGCAATTTTAGATATTAACCAACGTGTCTGAACCGTATTGGTTGTTGGAATGACATTAGGGAACAATAGAAGGTTTTGTAATGTTCCGCCGGCAACCTGAATGATTTCATTTGGACCAGAACCACTGGCTATCAGTCTAATTTTGTTTTTACCAATGGCTCTGTCGTAAAAAACAGCAGCAATATAATGGTCTTGAATTGAATTGATATAAGTCGCTAATTCAGATGCCGTAATGTTTTTTAAGCTAGAGAACATAGTTGAGTCGATGGTCAGCCTATGCTCTGCTTCACGAGTTTTAACAATAAGGTCGTCGCCCTCTTTGAGCCGATATGGCTCCGGCTGAGCGCATACAATATTTGGACGCGACAAGGGTTGAGAAAAATAAATCTCCATAATCTGAATAAGCAACGCAAGAGTTGTCTTGGGTTGGTTAATCATAAGAGGGGCTAACGGTTTAAGCCCCTCAACGTTAAGACCGGCATCTCTTGGAAGATAGAAGCCATTACGGGCCGCTAGCTTGAATACATACTCAGCATCGGCTGTAGTAAAAAAGAACTGATTTTGAGCATATTCTGAGTATTGTTCAAGTTGTGCAACAATCTCGTCAGCACCGTCAAGGAAGGCATTAAGAGCGGGAGCCTGCTCTTTATTTGGTCTAGCCACTAAAGGCAAGTATTGACGAACATTTGACATTTTTACTGTCCAACATTAATGTTTGTTGCTGGGTCAATAACGACTGCCTTTTCATTATCTGCTACTGGGATTCTTCCGTCAACTGCAACGGGCAGAGTTTCAATAATTTCTACGGAAGTCACCCCTGGAATATCTTGAACAATACTAATAAGTTCACTAAGAATGACAGCTTGTCCAAGACCAAGACCACTGACAAACGAAGCAATCGCAGAGCGAACTACAGCGGCAATCGTGTTGATTGAAATACCGTCGCGTGTTCTGACTCTGAATGTTACTGCAATGGAGCGAGGAATTGGTGGCAATACTGACACGTCTGTACCCGTGGCCTTGATGCCGGGGTAGCGGCTAATAGACGTAGGTACGCCATCAACTGTTCTTTGTGCTTCTCGAATCAAACCACCAAAAATCTTATATCCGTCAATACCTGTTTTGGGAGCGGTTTCATATCCAAGTTTATGAACACATGCAATTTCTGTACCAAGAGAGTTTGAAATCTTTTGGTATGACTTTGCAGGAGCCAGATATAACTGTGAGTTTTCTGTATTCTTGGGGTCGATAGACCATCCTTGAACAAGACGGAATGCAGAGAACGGAGTCTTCTCGATAAACCCAATACTCTCCTCATTTGCCGCAGAAACAATAATCTGCAGAGATGTTGGTGGAGCACCGTTTGGCATTTCAAATTCAATGTATTGACAAATACTAGCTGATGGACCATAAAAGCCAATTTCTGTTACAGTCCATGTTCCTGTTAGTGCAGTTGGGAACCAGTTTGTTGACCCCTGCGCACCTGAAGAGATTGATAGCTTGCAGCCAGTAATAACAGACTCGGCATCAACAATGCGTACTGGTCGAGGGTCAATTGTGTAGTCTAATGGGTCAGTATCTGCAACTTCAACTTGCTTGCCCCACCAAACCTTACCAATTTCATTTGTATTTCTTGTTTGAGTGTCATACACAACATCTTCAATTGGAAGGATGGGGTTGTATAAGATAATTGTGTTTTTGCTATCATGAGCAACTACTTGATACTGGCCATCGGCTCCTGAGCCAAAACCATTCAAGAACACATAGTCATCAGAGTTTACGCCACACTCAGCCAAGAGCATAGTGTCTGTTGCATAGTCAGGAGCAGTGACGTTATCTGAAGTGTTAGATAACATAAGTGCCGAGAAGCCATCAGACAATCTCTTCAAGATGCCGTATGAATAGACGCCGGCAATGGATTGTGCATGTGTTCCTTGGGTTGCTACATTGCCTAAGACTTCAACACCTTGAGGGCCGGCTTTGTAGTTTGTCTTAATGTTCTTCTCTGTATAGACAGTAGGAACAAAGACAAGGTCTGTTGCTGCAGCAAGAACTAGGGCATGGTTTTGAGTCAAGTTAGGAGCAATAACAACAACGCTAGTTGAGCTATTGACTTGAACAACGGGATAACCGGCATAACCACTAAGGCCATATTGATTACTGTAAAGTCCGCTGCTCATAACAAGGCCGCTATTGAGTGCGGGACAATTAACTTCAGCAGGGAATCCTGCCGAACGAACATACATCATGTCCCCGATACGTGCTGATAATGTTCCCGCAGAACATGTGACTGTAGCTAGACCGACAGAGGGGGTATCGTATGTCACGTTAATGGTTGTGCCTGCGGTTAAAGGCTCTACTGCGCTAACCGTAATTCCCGCAATCGTGCCTGACTGTCCATTTCTCATGAAATACAAGCGACCGTGGGTTGAGTCTGCTTGTTCATAAATAATGTTTGTGCCCACCCTAAACCATGTTTTTTCGTTTGCTGTATTGGCTGCCGTTTGGTTGGCAAGAGGAGAAGCAACGCGGAACGGTCTGTACATATCAGTTGCAAGACCATTTGTAACATGGACAATAGAGTCTTTAGGAAGCTGTTTTGTCTGAGCGGTCAACAATGGGAAATATGCCGAACCATTTTCGGAAGACGCGGCATCCAATACAACTGTTTTATAGTTGTTTGCAAGAGTGTCTTTAGGATAAACGGCTCCGCTTGTACCTCTGAGCTTAGAAGAAATCTGAATTTTGCTTGCACCTTCGGCGCGAGCAATATCAGCCTGAATAGGCAAGGAAGACGCTGGAGCAAAGTTTGCCCATCGGTTAAAAGTAGCTGCGTTGGTTGGCATAAGGTAAACTTCTTCTCCAATTGAAGAGTAAGAAGTGCCTTGAATTGCGCTACCGCTTGGGAAGATAGAGTCTGCAGACTGAGCTGTAGCCTTAATTTCATTTAATGTTGAGTTGTAATCATAAATTGAACAGCCTTCAGAGCGGTTTGCTGAAAATACATGGAACAACAAAGCCGCTGCAGGGGTTGTAATAGACGATGGCAAAGATGCCGTATTTGTATAGTTTATGTACGTAGAGCGCGGTACTTCCGGCGGATTTGGAATCAAAACGTCGGTTGTGTTTAGCCCTAAAGTTTCTGCAGTAACAATTGGGGTGTCTGGTAAATAGGCATTAATAGCGTCGGCCAAGTCTTTGAGTGACTTGGGTGCGGTCGGGAAGGATTGCAACTGATACTGAGACGCATTAAAGACTGTGGTGACAGCAGTTGCTGTAGAAAGTCCTGTGTAGTTGGGTACGCGAATAGTTATTTCTGCTGCAGACGGTTTAGCAACAATTGGCCATACACCAATTGGCATTGATGTTGCTGTTTGAGTGCCCAATACTTGTAACAGGTTGTTTGCAGTATATGAACCGGCAAATGCGCCGTCTGTTTGGTCTGCTCCGCCGCTTGTGTAAATAAGATTAAATGTATTCTTTCCGCCTGTAAAAAATACTTTTGCAAAAGTTAACAAGTAAACAGATGCGCTGGTTGAATAGTTAGAGCTTGCGATTGCGTTTGGCAAAGCTGCATCTAACAAAGATGGCAAGCTAGAAAGCGGATATGTTGTATTACCCAAGAGATTGATTGTGATTTCTTTTGTTGTGCGGTCTACTGTTACAGACGGAGTTGCGGCTGAACCAGTATTAATACACTGAATTGACCAAGTATTTCCAGCTTCTCCGCGAATAGCAGGGCCGTAATCAATTTGGTTCATTGTAAAAGTAATGACATTCGGGCCGGGGTTAATAACCTTAGCTGGAACTTCTGCTGAATAGTTATACGCAAACGGATTGACAGAAAGATTGCCCGTTCCCGTTACAGTCTCAAGATACGTACTAACTGACAACGCTGCCGTAAGTTTTGTGGCATCTGGAGTTGTGCCAAACAAGTCAATTGTGACTTTCTTAGTAGACTGGGCCACCATTGTCACAAGTCCGGTAGTTGTTCCTGTATTAGCTGTAGACGGAATATCTCCGCCTGTTTGGCTATAGGTAAATGTTGTAGGAGCAACACTTACAATAGTAAACGTGCCGTTTACTGCGGTTGTTGGAGTAGCTGCAACTGTAACTCTTTGGCCGACTTTATAGCCATGATTTTTGTCGGTTGTAATAGTAACGACTTGAGACGTTTTAGAAACATTTGTAATGTTAGATACTTCGGTTGATGAGTTGGCAAGCTGTACCGAGCCGCTATCTGGAGTAGAAGGTACGTCTGTACCGCTAAGAGCATATGTAAATGTTGTAGATGTGGGAGCAGTTGCAATAGTAAACGTACCATTAAGAGTTGGCTGTCCGCTTGTTGCTATTGTGACTTTTTGTCCGGCATAATATCCATGAGCCGATGCAGTTGTAATGGTAACTGTGTTTGTTGTTCTAGCGACATTTGAAATAGTGCGTGTTTGCGTACTGGCCAAAACCTGACGGCCAGTGTTTTGAATAGTAAGCTCAATATTGTTGCCTAGAACACCGGGGAAGCCGGACGCTCTTGCCGATACTACAAAGTTATAAGCAGGGGACAAGGATTCAATACTAGCTACTGCTGTAATAGCTGGCTGGAATGTAGACAACGTGATGTCTGCAAGATTGTTTGATGTTGAGAAGTTCGTAACCGCATAAGTGCCTGTGGACAATAATGTAGAAGGCACAACGGATTGAGACGCCATCTCTGCGCTCAAGATTGTATGCACTTCTCCGTTTTCATATACGTTTACGTGTGACACAGTAATGTCTGTTTTGTCCGGTGTTTGCGGATACAAAACATTTAGTTTAATCTTGTTGGCTCCGCCAAATGACGTAGAGCGCACTACAAGAGAAGGCTCACTGCCGCTGAGTCCTGCGCTATTGAGTTTGTATACACCAACGGACTTGCCTACCACCTTGAAGTCATTGAAGTCAAAGTTCTTAAAAGGACTTGTAACATCAAAGAACTCTTTATCAAAATCTTCAGGGTCTTTAAGTGTAAAGTAATACTGTTGACCTTTACCGCCTGTTGAGCTGATAAGGATTTCATCAGAAACAACCGCTTTCTTGTATAGAGGCAAAGTAACTGTTTTATTAGATGGGTCCAAGTCCATTTCAACAACAAACTTGTCGTATGGAGTTAGAGACAAGTCTTGTAACCTAAAAGAAATATTTGAATATCTGTTTAAAGTGTCGGTTGTATTATTGATGGCACCAATGGGCTTGATTGCGCTGTCTGTTCTTAGGATTCCTTGGAATGGAGTGCTGGTTTGGTTATTGTAAACACGCCCTGTCCAGCCTGACAACTTACCTGTAACCCAAGTCTCTTGGAACCCTGTTGGATAACTAGACACAAACGAAGCCGCTTGTGCAATAGGGTTGATAGATGTCTGTGTAACTTCTGTAAAGTTTGGAGCTACCCTGAGGTAGTCTCTAGCTGCATATCCTGCTGCGGGAGATGAGGGCAGAATAGTTTGAGAAACAATTGGGAATCCGCCGTCAAGATAAGAAGAACTGGAAGACCCTACGTGAGACTGAAGGCTTGTGCCGTCAGCAGAGGTAAATAAGTTACCTGCTTTACCAAATGCAGCTACAATTGAGATGGCCCCATCTGTATATGTATTTGTTCTTAAGAAGAAATACTGTCCGGTGCTTCTCTCTGCAGCAGCGCCAATAATTTGAGAATTAACTTCAGTGACAACGTCTTCTACAATAACTGCTGCTGAGGAAGTAAAGCTTACAACTTGAGGGGTGACTGTTGAGCTAAAGATTTTGAAAACAGCAGCGCCTTGGTATGATGTATCGTACTCATCTACAAGCACAAACGCCGAAGATGCTTGAAATGCAGATACTTCAATTACAATTGTATCTACGTTGGATACGCCGCGCACAATATTTTTAATTCTATAAAACCCAACGGCGTCATCGGATACACTCTTGAATCCAGCAAGAGGAGTTATTGCATTTTCTTTGATGTTTGTGAGATAGAGGTAGTCGCCAACTGCAGCATTAATGAAGAGTCCGTTACCTAATTGGTCTGTAAGAGAAACAGTCAGCTCATTAGCATCAACATCTGTAACTTCAATTATTCCGCCAGTAATGTTTCCTGTACTCTTAACTGTCACAGAACCATCAACGGCAACGATAATCTTAGACTGTCCAAAACCTGGGTAGTCGTTTGATAGGTCATAAGTGCCGCTCAAAGTAGTTGTTGATTTAATAAATGCGCGGGTATTAATAGATGCAATTTCAACAATATCGCCCGCTTGTAGACGAGAAACAAAACGAATGTCACCTGTGTACCTATTGAAAGTGTAATCTTTAGAAGCACCTACAGAAGTTCTTTCTGATAAGCTGGGCGAAAATAGAGATGCTGTTCCAATCCAATCTCCAGCCGTAATAGTTACTTCGCTCGATGAGTTGTTTTCTTTATTTGATGTAATAATAAATCTGTTGTCTTGGAAGATAACAGTCACGCCGGGAATCTTTGACTGAAGAATCTCTCTCCAGTTGTCGGCAGTAGCTACTGCCATAGTCACACCAAAGCGTGACAAGAAATCGGTATTTGTAATATTTGCAATATTGACAGTCACTCCGTCAATAACCGCCTGCAGTCCTGTATATGGAGCGCCCGTAATTGACCAACTTGAAAACGGATTTGAAGAAATTGTTGCTGTTTGACCCTTAAATGACTGAAGAATTCCGTTTTTGTAAAGATAGATTGGTCTTTGTGAAACAGTTGGGAACCCAAGGACTGTTTGTAATGCTCCTGAAATAACTCTGATTTCTTCTGCTGCATTTGTTCTGTCAATTGCAACAATGCGGCGACCGTTGTCAATAACGCGGAAGTCTAGAATACCTTCAGCGTCTGAGTTAAGGTCACGAACGACTTCATAAGCGGTTGCTGCCGTAATATCTTTGTAGTTAGAAGGAGTTATGGTATAAACATAAGGAATATTGTCGATTAAAAAAGTGATTGACATGCCTGCTTGAATAACATACGGAGCAAGCTGAGCACCTGTCACAATAGCAGGAGTAACGGGAGCTTGAGCCGTCCTAAAACCTTGCTCAAGACCAGACGCTCTGGCCAGAAGAAGTTCATAATCCTGACCTGCAAAAACAGGTTCAAGAAGCGAACCGTCATCAATATAAACAGTAGTAGGCTCGCCTCTTTCAAGAGGACGAATAACAGAGGCAGAAACAACTTTCTTTTTTGTATCAGCATCAACAACTGACAATAAAGCTGAGTTAATTGCGCCAATTGTACCGCGAGCGAGTGTGTTGGGGTAATCTTTAATTCTGAGTCTGAGCGAAGCGTCTGATTCTGTGTCCGCACCATTTACAAATGGCAAATTATTTGCAACGGTTGCGCCGGCAAAGGGTTCTGTAGCAAATTCACTAATAGCGCCCGACGCCACATTACCAACAACGCCAAATTGAGTGCAAGTAACGGAAACAATAGCTTGGTCTTCGCCGTCTGGCAATACAACAGCCGCATCAGTAGTGAACTGAATTGCCGGAGCATCCGCATAAGCAGGAACTTGAACAACTGTAGATGCATTGATGTTTCTGTCGCCGCCCTGAGCAAGAACAATCTCGTCTGTATAAGGATGGTCTTTGGTTAGGGGGTCAACTAGATTAATAATCCAATATGTTCCTGTAGAAGAGATGCTTGCATAAGAAATTGGACCCTCAAAAGAGTCAACTGTATTGCGGCCAATATAAATCTTGCCGTTGGTTGGAGTCTTGGCAAACATCTCTGATGCGTCTTGAACATAAAGAGTCTTTGAACCCGCGTAAGGAGCTGGCTTGCCCGCATAAGCGCGAGTTGAAATCTTTTTAAATCCAGAGCCAATAATAACTGAACCAGTTGCCTGCAATGCAGACTGACGGCCAACGCCGCCTTGACCGTTTGGAATCTTGAGAGACTCGGCCAAATCATCGAGCCTCTTTTCAGTTAAGTTGTCTACTTCTGTAACTTCAAGGACTTTTAAAACAGAAAGCTGTGCTTGATAGACCTGTTGGGCAATAGCTTCCATCAATGTTACAAGAGCACCGCCTGCTTGAAAGTCAGTAATATCAGTATTATTCTTGATTCTTCTGACCCAAGTGCCTAGTAGCTGCTCTTTGGATTTAATAGTAACGGTCACGCCCAACTCCTCAATAAGATTCAGGTGACTGTATTTTAGAATGAGGGTCTGTATTTTTCAAGAAGAAATTAGCTTGAAACGAAACTCAATGGAATTATTACGTTGGAACCGTCAACTGTTACAATAATATTGATTGAGATTGAGGTTTCATTTACTGTGAGGTTTTGAACGACAACGTTTGAATAACGTCCGTCCGCTAATATAACACTTTGTAATATTTCAGAAAATGCTGCAGCCAGCTCAATATTGCCATAAAATCTCTCACCAATTGCGTTTGCAAATGGAATTCCATATTGCGGATGAAATGGTAACTCGTTGATATTAGTGTTTAAAAGAGAAAATATAGCTTGTCTTACTGCCGGCATGCCATAAACAATATCAAAATCGCCATTTTTTCCAATTTGTAATTCACCCGAACGCTCATCTCTTCTAATATCAACGCCAAAATCTAATAAAGCCTTGTCCAATCTTTTAAGAACATCTAAAGATGGTTGTTTACCTTGAATTAACGGAGAAGGTGCACTAATTGGAACAAGCAAAAGTGAGTTTTCATTTGCAGTTTGAGGTTTATAAATTTTTACATAAGCTTTTTCTGATAGCTTAAGTTTGGCTAGGTCTTGTTCGCCAGAAAGGGAAAGAATCATCGTACCGTCATCAAATTTAACAATCTTTAAAACTGAACGAATTTCTTCTTTTACTGTATACGAACCAATCTTAATTTTTGTTCCCACTTTAATCAAATTGGCTTGATTTGAGGAAATTTTTACTGAGGCCAAAGTCCCTGGGCCTAGCAAATATTCTTTGGTTCCTGTTTTATCAACAAACGGAGGCTGAAGGTTATTGATAGTAGCAATCTCAAACCATTTATCTTTTGAACCCAAATATCTGTTTGCCATAACCTCTAGCGACTCGACAAAAGGTACAGCAATTGCCGCTGTGTACGCCTGATTAAACACAACTTGAGTATCTGGGTCTGTATTTCTATTTGCAACCGCTAATAGATTGGGCTGCTGAACTGTTTGTTGTTGTAAATAATAAATAATACCGTCTATTTCATCGGCTAAATCAAAAATATCATTAATTTGCTCTAGTTCTTGAGTTGAGTATCCGCGCTGAGCCTCTATTAAAGAAAAACCCTGTACAAGAACACCGTCATCATCGCCCAACCCAACCGTTTGAGCGGCACCAGCAGCGCTGCTTCTTAAAAAGAACGTCATGTCTTTAAAATCTGTAACAGAAAGACTTTTAAGTCGTTTTTGCTCTTCTTTTAAAACAATTGCCTCTGCGGGCGTCAATCCAATGTCTGAAAGAGAAATGTAAGATAATATTGGCTTATATTTGATGAATTTGATTGAATTTAAAAATGGATTGGTGCTAGTTGTTGGAAACAGTTTTTGAGTTGTAATTTCATTATTAAGGCTTTTTAATAAATTAATAAAAAAGTCTGATTTTGGTAATGTTTTTTTAAAGTTAGGATAAAAACGTAATTCCCAATTTTTAACCAACCAATCCCATCTATCAATTGCAATTGTAGGAACATCCGCCAAAGTAAACGTAGCATTCTTAGATGCTTTGACGTATCCTAAATAATCTGACAGGACTTGGTCTAAATAAGTATAAGCCATTGCGTTTCCTTAAATAATAGGTGGTTTTGACGCAATGAAACCAATGGCGTCTTTTGAAAAGAGTTTTCGTGTCAACGAGTTTGCTCTTTCAAGAGCGCCGGTTAACGTAAATGAGTTAACAGAGCCTAAATCGCCATCTGCGCCAAAACGGTCTGTTGCTGCTGCTATTCCAGCCCCAACTTCTTTTAAATCAAAACCTTGTAAAGCAATATTATATTTATACAAATATGGCTGAGCCGCATTTTTTTGAAAACTAAACCCTCTAACAATAACTTGCCATTGCATATTATCTTTGTGAGATTCAAAAAACAACTTAACGGTGTCTGGCCTAACTTCTTTAATATGAGAGTATGCATTTAAGAAGTTATGCAACAAATGAATTTCAACAAAACCATTTGTTGACAATTCCCCTTTGCCTGTAAACCTAGAAAGGTCTACCCCTAATGCGTTTGCTACTCTTGATGTTGCGCTTTCTTCTGGAATTTTGGTGGGCACCGCAGAAGAGTTATATCTTTGCGCTGTAGATGCCAAGCCTTCTAACAATCCAACGGCTGCCATAGGACCATCCTCATAAGCGCCGGTTACTGCTTCATAAACATTTGCTGCTTTGTTAAAAGTATTAGCAAGAACACCCCCCTTTAAGACACGACGAAAACTGCTTTCTTTTGATGCAGGAACATCCAACATATCACCAACATTGGGGTCTTCTGAGTATTTTCTAGCAATTGCAATTCCAGTTGTTCCCGATAAGGTAATTTGCCAAAATGTTGTTGCAGAAGTTTCTTCAACAACTCCGCCCATTGTTGGAATCAACTGAGAAGCATTGACCATTTGATAACTTAAAGCTTCTGGCGGAATAGGCAAAGAATAAAAAGTTGGCATTCCGTCAATTTCCATCCTAAAGCGATATGGAAATGTCTTATACCAATTTTCCGCAGAAACAGAATAAAACGGACCCTCTTCTTTGGCTACTTGATTGTTTTGAATAGCTTTGCTGATAACGTTATGAAAAACATTATTGGGAAGATTTTTTAATTCCGCGTCCGCTTCTACGTCCGCGTTTTTTCTTAATTTGTTTATTCCTTCTTGAACTAATGTCTTAAAGTTCATTTACTTTCTCCACTTCATATATTTTAAAAGACATAAGTCATTCGACTTTGCCTTTAATTTGAGAAAGTTTTGTTTTAATTTCAGCCACTGCCGAAATAAGATTAGGGTCCATGGCCCCAGGGCCGACTGCCGTTTGAACTAATTGTGGAGCTGCTTTTTGTAATGCTTCTAATAATTTATCAATTAAATCAAGTAGTTCTGTTGAAGATGTACCTAACGCTACTTTGGGGGCTTTAATTACAACTTCCTTTGTAGACTCAACTTTAATTGTACCTTTTTGGTCAATTGACACTTTTTCTTTATCTGAAGATAATTCTATTTTTTTATTAGTCGCATCCACAACGATAGATTGTTTGTTTGCGTCCACAAAAGCAAAACTTGAATCATCTTTGAGTGTTAAGATAGAAACTTTTTTTTCGTCAATTTCTGGCACATCTTCTGGGCTATCGGTAATTTTAGGTGCCCCTGTATGAGTAACTGTAAGCTGACCTTTGGTGTCGATATCGAAAATCATACCCAAATACTGAAAACGCATTTGTGGCTTTTTTTCTTCTGGCTCCGGCAGTTCAATTAAATCAATAATTCTGTTATATCCACCAATAATGATACCTCTACGAACATCGTTATTGATAAACGCAACGATAACTCGCTCTCCGACTCCAAAAGCGTTTTTTTCATTAATTTCATAAGACTTATCATCGGTTACGGTCGGTCTACGATAAATCTTAAGTCCATCTGCAATTCCACCTATAAAGGTAGATGAAACAACATTTGACACAAATGTTGATGTGCCGTTTTGTGTTTCAATTCTGACTAAATACTTTGTAACAGTGTCTCTATCGGAGGTTGGTTCCTGAATTGCAACCACTTCTCCAACCGAAATTGCTGGCGTGTATGGTGTTCTGCTCATTAAAACGGCACCTTTGGTATTTTAGGTAAATTAAGTTTAGGTATTAAATCTTGTATTTTGGGAGTTTTTATTTTAAATTCTGGAAATTTAAATAATTCTTTAATGTCGGAGTCTGCTAGCTCAGGGTCAAATAAGTCCGTAAAGCCGGCGGGGCCAATTAAAGTTAAAGAACCGTCTTCTTGGACTTTGCAAAGATAAGAAAGCTGTACGCTTGTTGTTGTTGATGCGGCTCCATCCATACCAATATTAAAACTCCAATTAACTGACTCAACATGACCGCATAATACATTTTCTCCCATGGGAAAAGATATATTACAACCAACCATAATAGGCAAGTTATTGTCTTTAATAACAAGACTTGCTTCTCCAAAACGATAGCTTAGTGCGTGCCAATAATACATAAGCTTTTTAGTATCTTCAAACCACGGAATATAAACTGCGCCATTTTCATTTGATTGTGCCGTAGGAGCGCTGTAAACAGTATTCCAATAATGTTCAATAGTTCCAAATCTATTTATTGCACCCTCATCTAAAATACGATGGACAGCAGTGGTTAAAACTGCTGTTGGGTCGTCGGCTCGACTTGAACCAACCTCTCCTGAAAGAATATTTGGCATAATAAAATTTGGAGAAGTAAAAAACGTATTACGAGTTGTAACGCTTTGAATAAAAGTATCATCAACAAAAATTCTAGGCACATCGTCAAACGCTGTCCATTTTGTATGCTTAATTTGATTATCTGGGTCTGTTAAAAAAGCTTTTAAAGCAAACGGTTTGTCTCGCAATACAACCATTGGCAAAGACGTTACCGCTCCCGATTCGGTTCTAAAATACCAAATATCCGTAAACGCTTCATTATGAGTTAAATCAATATGCTCTTGAATTAAATTCCATGCCGGAGCGCCTTGTCCTAAAGAAGCCAAGAATCCAGTTTTAACCGGCCTATCTTTATAGTTTGAAAACATTGACTGAAGCTGGCTATAGCTTTTAAAATACCCATTAAACGCCTTTGGGTCGCGATTTTCTTCTGAATACCCCTCTAATGCGCCCTTTTTAGACGCTTCAAAAGTTGTATTTGCATACATAACGCCTAAAAGAGTATTGGTAAATCCTGTAGCAAATGCATTATCGGCTTGAGTTGATGCAGGCAACTCCATATAATCAAGCATTTTTTGAGGAAGACTAGGCATTCTAGAAGTTAATTTAGATGCACTAACAAGCTTACTGTATTCGCCCAAATCATCTCCAGAAATTCCTGTACCGGAATCTAAATTTAATCCGCCAATAATAGACAAAACCATACCAGCGCCCATAAATGGGTCTATAAGTTTTTGTGCTAATTCGGCAACATCAATTTCGGGGCCTTTTTTAGATACCGCCGAATTAAGTAAGCTTACTCTTCCAACAACGTCTTGTGTTTGATAAAAATAACTAGAAAATGAGTTGGCATCAAGTCTTATGGGAATGTTTAAAAGACTGGACCATTCTCTAATGTGAATACTAGCTTTTTTCATAAGAAGACCATTGCTGCCAATTGTATAACTATTTTCTATTGTTGTAATTTGACCAATAAACTTAATTAAGCCTTCTTTTAGCGGCGACACTTCTTTAAACTTTTCATCTTTTTCTTGAAATTTACCAATTTTTGACTTTATTATAACCCAATTTCCAATCGAATATGCTGGATGAAGGTCACCAACAACTTGAATGGTTGCTGTATTTTGAATAGATGCCTTTGAACGAGATATGCCAATAGACACAACTCCTCTATTGCCGCTGTATACGTCTACTTCGGGGGTATCAGGAGTAGGTATATCATCAATATAATCAAAAAGGATAATGTCCCATCTTGTTGAATTATTTGCGTATTTTACTTTCATAATAAATCACCCTTATAATTTATCTTATTCGTCGCTTAATCCAAACATTTCCGTTGTAGATGTTTTTGGTGTTGGTATTGAGGTTGCCCCAACGCCAGCGCCTGTTGATAGTTTGCCACCAGCCGATGTTCCCCTAACTGCCTTGGCTAATTGGTCAATGGCAATTGGACCAAATGCTTCGATAATACTCATTGATGTTCTTTGGGTGTCCTTATCGGCGTATGTTGACATTGCTGTAGCTAATTTACCAAACGTAAACTTTTCTCCTTTAGTCAAATCAACTCCCGCTGCTTTGGCCAATTCTTGTTTCCATTTATCGCCCTTTACGTTAATTCCCATTCCAGCGGCTGTTGTTTTTAACTCTTCATCTGTAACAACTCTGCTAATTCCTTTAGAAGCATCTACTGCAGCAGCATTTAAAACGCGCTTATAATTGACAGTTGAAAAATCTGCTGCCGCTTTGGCGGCCCCTTTTGCTTTTTCTGAAGTTAATATTTGCTTACCTCTTTTAAAGTCGCCTGCGGGTACGCCCGCCAATAAAAGAGCTGCCGCCGACCCTTCTGCCTCTAAACCGGCCATTCCGGTTGTTTGTTCTTCAAACTTAAACATTAAGTTTTTTAATTGTTCTGCGGCTTTTGCTGCTATTTTGGGGTCTTTGTTTCTTGACTGTGTTAACAGTGTTTTAGCTTCTGCTTGAGTAGCAGAAAGGTCTACTCCTGTTCTGCGTTTGTATTCTCCAGCAAACGGAGCTGCTTGAGCGCCAAGCTGCCCTTGAAGAGATTTTCTAGTTTTTTCAATTGCCTCTTTTTCGGTCATACCAGATGCTATTTGAGTGCCAATCATCTTACGGGCAAGGCCAGTCATTTTTGTATAATCACCGCCGGCCTCTAATTGTTGCAAAGCATCTTGAACTTGTACTATATTAGAGCGACTTGCAAATCCTAAACCAGTGCCCATTTTCAAGCCCATTCCTGCGCCTGAAAGAACTTTTAATGTTCCCATCAATCCGGTAGTTGCGCCCGTTGTTGCAGCTAAACCCGCTAAACCGCTTTTAGCCTCTTCCATATACATTGCGGCAGAGCCTGTTTTGCCGGCCATTGCTCCCGTAAGCGTAGACATAAAACCTGCAGCGCCGGTTGCTGACTGCAATTTTAGAGCCGCAGACATTTCCATAGCTGCTTGAGAAAACCTTTGAATTGACGGCGCTCCTTTTAGTCCCGTTTCAAAAGCTTTGGCAAAAATATTTTCAAGTTGTTTTAAATCCCCTTGTTTGCCGGAAACAGCGGAAATACCTAAAACATTGCTTGCCATTTGTTCAACAGAGCCAACGCCTGCGCGACTTAATCCTAATAATTTACCTGCGCCTTGAGTTGTTCCCGTCATGCCGGCATAAGTATTATAGATTTGTCCGACTTCTGGAATCGAATATCCTAATCTTGCGTATCTGTTAGCAATGTCTGTTTTTTGTTGGTCGCTAAGATTTTTGTTTTGAAAAACTTCAAAACCTGTTACTGCTGCGCCGCCTGCCATAGACGTTGCGGCTGTTTGCATTCTAAATGCAGCTAAGTTTTCGTCAATTCCCATAGACAAACGTCTAGCGTCAAATCTTGATTTTTCGCTTTCCATGTACATTCGTTGAATCTCTTCGCTTCTACGAATGAGTCCGGATTGATACATTGCCTGAACATTTTTGGCTTTGTCTTTAGCGCCTTCGTGTATTAATCCTGCACCGGTAACATCAAAAATACCGCCCTCGGCTTGTCCAGCCAATCCGGTTTGTGCACCAGTAATATTTGTATACAAGTCTTTTCCGGCATTAACTAAACCAGCAACTCCAGTGCCGGCCAAAGCAATCCCAGGTAGCGCACCAACTCCTGCAGTTCCGGCTGTTAAACCAATTCCGCCGACTATGGCTCCAATTGAGAGCGCTCCCTGAAGAATACTGTTTCCAATAGAGCCACGAACAACGGACTTACGCTCAGCTTCGGACGCTTTCAATTCTTCTTGAACTAAAACATCTGCTTCTGCTTTTAAAGACTGTCTATTTCCAACTCCTAAGTATGAAAACTTTTTATTATTAGGAGTTAATAAATTACCATATGCTTCTAAAAATTGGTCGCCGGTTGTTGGAGCAACGGTCGCCATATATTTTTGATATCTAAGTGATTCTGCTGTCGCAATATTTTGAGGAATTGCCTGCAAAGCCTGAATGTTTTGATTAAACCCCATGGCTTGTAAATTAGAATAAGTTCCGGCTAACTGAAAACCAGTGCCAAGAGCCATGGCTAAACCAGAGGCTCCTCGGCCAATTGCCCCGCTATATTTATTCCACCAACTGCCGTTACCGCCATCCCCGCCACCGGGGGGTGCGGCCTTAAGTTTATCTGCAGCGGCGGCTTGAACTGAGGCTAGTTCCGAATTAGTTTTATTTAACTCTCTTATTGTTTTGTTTAATTCTTCAAGCTGGGATGTATTGCTTGTAAGAATTTTTCCCGTTTGAGGGTCAATTTCCAATTTTGCTGTTTGTTCGCTAAGTGTTTTTTCCAAATCAGAGAACTTTTGAGTTTGTTGTAATAACAAACCTCTCATTACCTGAAACGACTTGTCCGCCTGAGAACCAAGCGCTTTAACTAGCTCTTCTCTTTCCCTGACGGAAGATTGTGTTCCAAATGTAGCTTGATTTGCCATAGCTCCGGCATAAGACGAGGCAAAACGCGGCTGATTAAGAATCTGCCAAGCTGCATTTGGTGTAGGCATCCCTAATGGACTGCCTGTTGGATTAATATTTGAAGGAGGAACCGGCGCACCAGTTCCAATAGAATAAACATTGCTAGTAGGCCCGCCGCGTGTGGCAACTCTATCGCGGATTTCTTGCGCAAGCCCTGCTGTAGTTGGAGAGTATTTATTAACAGCCTGTCTTTGCTGTGCCGCCATTTGCGACTGCAATTGAACAGTAGCACGAAGAGCTTCATTCATCTTCTGAATCTCTTCGCGCATCTGTTTAATTGGCGCTAATAAATCTGATAGGTCTACGTTTATTCGTGTCACTATGTGTTACTCCTACAGTAGTGACATTTTATGCTTTATTCGGCTTTTTCTTCTTTATCGACGGGGCGTTGGGCCTCTGAAAGCTGACGATTTAGTTCAATAATAGGCGTATAATCCAACAAATGGTACCCGCCCAAGTCCTCTCCTTTTGGTTTCCACCAATCCGGAGCTTTAACGATATGGGCATTTAGGACGGCAAGCATTTGAATAAAATCCGCCTGTGGGTCAACATCCTTTAGTTCGGGAAGGATTCCCTCAATAACCCTGCGAACCGCTTCGTCACTGGAAAATAAAGCAATTTTGTCTTTGTTTTCAATTTCTGAAGCAACCTCGTCGTGAATATTTTTAAGTGCATCCTGAATTCCGCCCAACAAAGCAGGAACGCTATAGGACGGCGGGCGACGCAACCCTGTCGAAAGTCTATTGGCTACGCGGGACGACTCTGTAACATCTTTATGTGATAGAAATTTTTTAAGCTCAAAAAGACCTTGATACTTTTCTCCGGTTGTTGAACCAACGCAATCAAGCTCAATAAAAATAACGGGATTAAGTGGGCTGCTCATCTTTCTTCTCCTGCTTTAAACCAAAATCTCTTTTTGCTTGCTCCAAAAACTCATCGTCAGACTGTATTTCCAAATCTTCCCAATATTCGTCTTTGTTTGCCTCTTCTCTAACAAAATCGGCGGCTTCTTGATTAGCAAGTTCAGGGTCAAGCCTTGCCGAAGACTCTTTATGAAGATAGACTTCAAACATTAGCTCGTCAAGGGTTCTTTCTGTAAAGTATGGGTCAAATATTGGTATGTTGTATTTTTGACACAAAACAAACTGAAAAACTAAACGAAGGTCTTCTTCATCTTCAATTTTTCCACTGGCAATTGCTTTTGCTTTTTGTTTTGCAGCTTCAATGCGTTGTTCAAGATAGGGTTCCATTGGTCCCCCTTGAGATATTATTGCTCAGTTTGGTCTGTTGAGCTGTTCTTTTTGTATGGTATAAACGATTGAGTAACGTTATGGGCATAAGCGGTTCCTACAAAATCAACATTTCTATTTGACAACGACCCTACAGTAACACTGCCTGAAATTCTTGTAAACATTCCTTTTGCATAAAACATTCTTTGTCCCAATTTATCAAATACCTCAAGTTCAACTAAAGGTTGATGAATAATTGAAGCCATGTTGGCCCATAGTCCCTGAGACTCTGGAGACTCCGAAGGGTTAATAAGCTGTCTCAGCGATGCCCTAATAGAAACTTGCCCAACTGAAATATCCCACGGAACATGAGTATCAATTGTGCGAGTTTCTTCTGGAGTAAAGTCAACGGTATAATTAAAATCTTGGCACACAGCAATTAGCTCGCCGGACACAACGACATATGCGCGAGCGCCTGAAAAATATTGAGGCAATGTCACTTTTGGATTGCGTCCCGCTGCAATTTCTTTTTCAACTGCTTTTTGATAATCAAAAGGCAAATCGCCTAAAACAAATCTCATCTTCTAGTTTTTCTTTTTGTTGGTTTGCGTCCGCGTCTTTTTACAGTAACAGTAACGGTGCCTGCTTCAGCAACACTGTCTACCATGCTGCGTCTAATTGCGTAGACAGCAATTGGCTCTTGACCTTTCATTGACATCTTTGCAATTTCTTCCGGCGACTGCATATAAAAACAAACTTTTCCGTAATCTGAAATAAGCCAAGAAACTGCCTTGACAGCTAACTCAGAGCCATCATTAAGATGGACTGTAAACGTCTTTAGGGTAGTATCTGATGAGGAGTATTTATTGTTTGTATTTTTAGACAGTTGCACTAAAGTCATGATATTACTCCAAAAAAAAGAAATACCCCTAGAGGTCATCTAGAGGTATTTTATACCATGGGCCTTAAAAGAGTCAAGTCAGATTAGACTGCGGAACCAAATCCAGATAGGTCGGATTCGTCTCTTCCGCCCTCAGCTCTATCTTCAGATACTAGCAATGTGCCGGTAAATGAAAACGATTCCGTAAGGAGCTGCCCTGCAGAAATGCTAGCTGAACGAGAGTTAAGTCTGCAATTTTGCACAGTAAAGTGTTTTACAAGAACACCTTGATTATTTAGAGAGGCGCTTTTGCCCGCAACTGTATCAGTTGTTGGGTACATCTGCCATACTTCAATATCAAAAGTAGAAGAAGCAAGTACCGAAGCAGGGTCTAGGTGCTTTTTGAGGTTTTCAGTTGCGGTCACCAAAGAGTTTGCTGTGCCAACTCCTCCGGTTGTTGCGCCTGAGATTCCTGTCAATGCGGGGTCCGGTTCAGACTTAAGGCCATCTTTGCGGGCAGGGTCTTTTCCTGCTGTAGCCGCCTCTACTATTTTGGTGCGGGAGTCAGAGTCAAGGAGTCTTACAATCTGCATGCTGCCAGAGACGCCGTTGTACATTGTTGCCTGAATAGCAACTGAAGCAAAACTACCGAGTGTATTGACAATCTGTACGTTTCTGCTTACACGAAGGTCTAGGCCAACAGCATATGCAACTTTGACTCCATCAATCTTGAGGAGCAGCCTTGGGCCAGACATAAAAAATGGAGTTTGAGCTGCCATTGTTGGTTACCTTTATACTTTGGTAATACGTTCATCTTTGTCTTCGATTAGACGACAAAGAATAGAAATATCTTCTGACACAAGAGCACCTACGTTAAAGCGAATAGACAAGTCCGTAATCAAACAGTCCTTCATTTTATATGTAGGAGCGCTTGATAGGGTGTTTTTCTCTCCAACGCGAGTATAAACTTCAATATCAAAAGTAGATTCTAATAACATTTTAACTGGAGAAAAACTATTGAGCATCATCAAAGAGTTACCGTCTGATGCTCTGTCTTTAATCATACCCGTTGTTGAACTAATTGAGTTTACGTTGCCTTGCATTGGAGAGATGTTGTTTTTCTTTCCCAAAGCCGCTGTGGTGTAACGCAATACTCTGAGAGACGCCTGAGCTGAGTAAACCAAAGGCTCGTTAGTATGAGGACTATACGAACCGATACCCATAGTCAACTGCGAGGCCATATTATCAGAGAAGCTAAGAGCTTCGCAAAAAGCAAACGGCTTGCCGTCTACTTTGATGACGAGTCTTGCTCCGTCGAGAAATGATGGTAATTTATTTGCCACGTTAATCTCCTAATTCAACAACTAGATAGTATTTTACTCTCTAGTTATCAAAGATTTCTTGTCGCAGTTACATCCAAAGAAATAAACTCAAGAGCCTCAGCGGGACGAACCTGAACCTGAACTGCATAGCCATTTCCAAGGTCTGTAACAAGTGGATTGCGGCTAAATGCAACAATCGCACCACTTGTAACAAACGAAGAAAGGACATTGACGACAGTAGAAGCAACTTCAGAAGTTGTAACGTCTGTAGTTCTTTCGCCGATGTAGTTTTCAAGAACGCTTCTGAGAGTCTGAATAACTTCGATGAAGATGAAGGATACGTTGTTGCGCTCATAAACCCATGCTTTAGGGTCATTAATGCGGCTGCGGGTTGAGAGGTCTGGAGACACAAGACGGAGTCCTGCACCTTCAACAACGCCCATAGTCAACAAGCCAGCTTCAATAGCTTCGTCGAGCATAGATTTGCTTGCTGGGTCGAAGTCGCGCATAAGTGTATCTGAGTAGATTGAAGACTCAGGGATATGCTTAACGTCGAGGACGTTAAATGACTTACGGAGCAAGGGAGTTCCAAGAACTGCTTGTGAACGACCCGCAGCCATACAGCACTGAAGCATCCATGGAAGGAACCATTGAGCGTTGCCATCAGCGCCGGTAGCACGAGCCAACTGGAATGTCATAGAAACATTTTCATAGTTGAGTGTCTGAGCCTTGGCTTTGGACTCTTCAAATGAGCCAAAGAATGAAGCTAGACCAAAACGCTCGCGACGGATAGCTGTAGACCAACCGGTAGCTACATGTGCTTTGAGGGCAGCGTGAACTGCGTCGATTGAGTATGTTGACTCTGGCTCAGTCAAGCCGTCAGCAACATCAAGGTATGCATCGCGTGAGAACAATGGAAGAACTTGAACAGTTGGAATCTTGAGGCCCGCGTCAAGAGCAGCCTGAACGTCTGCGTTTGAAGTAGCGCCTTTAGCTCCACCGAGAAGGAATGACTGTGAAACTTCGCCTGCTGGTAAGCCTGCCTTGGTAGCGCGAGCGCCGGCAACAAAGTCAACAATTGAAACGGTTGCGGCGAAGAATGAAGTCCAAGCGCTGTAGTCATTCTTGAGGCGACCAGCAAATGCTTGCTCTGATGTAAGTGACTTACAAGCAACTTCGTCTACCATATCAAGGATAGAAGGAGCAGCAGAGTTGAAAGTAGCATCAACAACACGAGCTGACCATCCTGACTGAGCACTGATGTGGTCAGCAAGAGCAGCGAGGGTTGGGTATTTGCCCGTTGGGAATGAAACTTCTGCAGTGTCAGCAACGAGTTTCATGCGACGATTGGAGTCGATTGAAACCTTAGCAACAGCGGCTGTACCAACATATGAAACTTCAAGAACAACCTTACCGCCAATCTTGTCGGAAGGGAATCTCTCGCCGCTAAGGGTGTTGAGGGTGTTCATTGAAACTTGAGCTTCTTTTGATGAAACTGTTTTCTTGGCAACAACTGATGAGCTGATTGCTGAAGAAACAGCTTGCAATAGAGCTTCGTTACCAGCAACAGCGACTGAAGAGACAGAAGCTGCTGAGCCGCCGTCAAGTCTCTTAAGGACTGCTGAAGATGGAGAAGCTGCCATAACAACATGGAGGCCAACGTTTTGCTTGGAACCGCCTGCTAGCTGTGAACTTGGTGAAACATAGACAACGTCGCCGAGTTTAGGAACGGCTACCCACACTGCGTTTGCGCCAAGAGCAACGGTAAGTGTGTCTGAAGCTGCAGAAGCAGAAACAGTAGCAAATGAGGCGTTAGCTGCATTAAGAAGATTTGAGCGAGTTGACATACGAGCAAGAGCTGATACGCCCAAAAGAGAGGCAGAAGCTGCAGCGAGTTCAATAGAAGCGCCTGAGCCTTCTTTAGCCGCTTCAAGAACAGAAACGCTAACTGGATTGACGAAGATGATTTCGCCGGTTGCATAAGTAAATGGAGCAGTTCCTGCTGTTACAGGGGTTGATACCGTTTCAGGGGCAGCCCATGCAACTGCGTTAGCTCCTGTGTTATCCATCTGACGAACTTTTTCAAGAGTAACAGTTGTTGAGCTAACAGCCTTAACAACATAGCTGCCAATGTTCTTGTCAGTAGCACCAATAAGGCCAGAGCTATGAGGAATGATAGCAACTTCGCCTACTTTAGGGAGATTACTCCAAGCAAGGTCACTAGAAACAACTACGTCATTTCCTGAGACTGCTAGGGTAAGGTCAGCTCCTGTAGGCACAACGTCTTGAAGTGTTCCGCCAGAAACAGAAGCCTTAGCGCCCAAAAGTGTGGATAGATTAGAAGCAAAGCTTTCTACTCCAGTGAAAGAAAGAGCGGCGGTGCCTGACTCTTTAACACCAGAAACAGCAGCTTCCATATTCACTGTAACAGGCAAAACCTGAAACGAAAGTGAAGGAAGAACTTCTGGAGAAGCAACGATTTGAGACTTAACAAAGTTTCCTTTTTCGCCAAACTTAGTGGCGACAATCTTTCCGTATGCTGAAGGAGAAGCGATTGCTTTTTCGGCACGAGTAGCTTGGTTGGTCTGTTGAGCGTAAACGCGGCCAACAGAGCCAGTAAAAACAGCAGATGGCTGAACAGTGAACAACTGACGAGCAGCATCAACCATTGGCCCTGATGTAAAGAAAGCCTGCATTGTAGGATAGTCACTGAAAAATGCTGTAGTAGGGTCTAGCATATTTGCAGGTACGCCCTCATCTGCTTCACCAATAAGAAGAATATTGCGAGCAGAAGCTACTACGTTAAGTAGTGAGTCTTGTACTTTAAATACAGAATAAACACCAGGGGTAACAACTCGTGACCCGCCAACTGAAAATGCGATTGTCATATCTATGGCTCCTGAATATTGTGGCCAAACGCTACATGTAGATTTTATCAGATTTTCAGAAAAAACCTGAATCAAATTGAAAT